CTTGTTAGCGAGCTGATTGAAGATTTTGAAGATGACACAAACTCTCGCCGCGATTGGATGCAGACGTATGTAGACGGGCTTGAGTTACTAGGAATGAAAGTAGAAGACCGTTCTGAGCCTTGGCCCGGAGCATGCGGTGTCTACCACCCCCTCCTGTCTGAAGCGCTAGTTAAGTTTCAGTCCGAAACGATGATGGAGACCTTCCCGGCACAGGGGCCGGTAAAGACGAAAGTCATTGGTAAGGAAACCCCAGAGAAGTTGGAAGTCTCTAGGCGTGTCAAGGATGACATGAATTTTCAATTGACAGAGAGGATGGTTGAGTACCGTCCCGAACATGAGCGTATGTTGTGGGGGCTTGGCCTCTCTGGCAACTCTTTTAAAAAAGTGTACTTTGATCCGGGGCTAAATAGACAGGTGTCTATTTACATTCCCGCAGAGGATGTTGTTGTACCGTACGGTGCTTCCAATATCGAGACAGCCGAACGTGTAACTCATGTCATGCGTAAGACTGCTAACGAGATTAAAAAACTACAGGTAGCAGGATTTTACCGTAACGTAGAGTTAGATGAGCCCGGTTATGCTTTAGATGATATAGAAAAATCCATAGCAGAAAAAATGGGCTTCAGTGCTACATCTGATGATCGTCATAGGGTGTTAGAGATGCACGTTGATCTCGATCTGCCCGGTTATGAGGATGAAGATGAAGATGGGGAAGCTACAGGTGTTGCGCTACCGTATGTGGTTACTATTGAAAAAACTTCAGAAACTATTCTTGCGATTAGACGTAACTGGAATCAAGAAGATAAAACAAAACAGAAACGTAACCATTTTGTTCATTATTCTTACGTACCCGGTTTTGGTTTCTATGCTTTCGGCCTTATTCATTTGGTTGGTGCTTTCGCTAAGTCCGGCACATCAATCATCCGCCAACTCGTTGATGCTGGAACTCTCTCCAACCTACCCGGAGGATTCAAAACCAAAGGACTACGAGTTAAAGGAGATGATACCCCTATCTCCCCCGCAGAGTTTCGTGATGTAGACGTTGCCTCTGGAACAATTAAAGACAATATCATGACGCTACCATACAAGGAGCCATCGCAAGTGCTTGCGGCTCTTTTGGATCGTATTGTCGAAGAAGGGCGTCGGTTTGCTTCTGCGGCTGATATGAAGATATCTGACATGTCAGGGCAAGCGCCTGTTGGTACAACTCTGGCAATTTTAGAGCGTACGCTCAAGATTATGTCTGCTGTACAAGCTCGTGTTCATTACTCAATGAAGCAAGAGCTTAAACTTCTGAAGAACATCATTCGTGACTATGCAGATGATGAATACACCTATGAGCCAGCGGCAGGAGAAGCCGCAGACCGTGGGCGTGACTATGACCAAGTAGAAGTTATACCTGTTTCTGATCCAAATGCGGCCACAATGGCGCAAAAAGTTGTTCAGTACCAAGCAGTACTGCAAATGGCGCAGTCTGCACCACAGCTTTATGACATGCCGTACTTACACCGTCAGATGTTAGAAGTTTTAGGAATAAAGAACGCTGAAAAGCTGGTTCCGATGGAAGATGACCAGAAACCAACTGATCCAGTAACAGAAAACATGAATTTGTTGCGCGGTAAGCCGGTCAAGGCGTTCTTGTATCAGGATCACGAGGCGCATATCGCTGTGCATATGGCCGCGGCTCAAGATCCTAAGATGATACAAATGCTTCAGCAGAGTCCTATGGCTAAGACGATAGGAGCCGCCTTCCAAGAGCATTTAGCCGATCATTTGGCTATGGCGTATCGTAAGCAGATAGAAGATGCCGCAGGTGTTCCATACCCAACACCAGATGACAAGATGGATGAAAACACTGAGTTGGAGATTTCTCGTCTTGCCGCCGCCGCGGCCAAGCAAGTGCTTGGGCAGAATCAGGCAGAGCAAGCCGCTAAACAAGCACAGCAAGCTCAACAAGATCCAATCGTTCAAATGCAACAAGCTGAATTGCAGATCAAACAAGCTGAAGCGCAAACAAAAGCTCAAAAACTACAGGTCGAAGCCGCCGACAAGGCAGATCGTCTGGAGTTGGAGAAAGAACGTATCGCATCGCAAGAGCGTATCGCCGGTATGCAGGTGGGAGCGCGTATTGCTTCTGAGAAAGATAAGTTATCTGCTCAACAGCAGAAAGATGGGCTGGAGCTAGGCGTACAAATCGCCCGTGAAGCGGCTCAAGAAGACCGCGCTATGCGCCAAAAAACTCAAGAACCACAAGGTGAAGAATGAGTACAGATCTATTGAAGTACCTCTCAGACAAGATAGAAGAGGAACGTAAAGTAATTGAAGTAGATTTAGCGGAAGGTAAAGCCGCTGATTATGCTCAATATAAGCACGCCACAGGCGTAATTCGTGGTCTTTTGATCGCTAACAACCTCGTGCTAGAAGTAGCACAACGCATGGAGAATGACGATGACTGATATCCTTGTCGGCACAAACCCCGATAACCCGGATGAAGCAACAACACTACCAGAAACAGCAGAGCAAAAAGCAAAACAGTTACCAGATCCTTCTGGCTACCGCATTTTGTGTGCTATCCCCGAGCAAGAAGTTACGTTTGGTGAGAGTGGGCTTATTAAAGCGCAACAGACCTTACACAACGAGGAGCTACTGACTACTACCTTATTTGTAATAAGTCTTGGCCCTGACTGTTACAGAGACGAAACACGATTCCCTAGTGGGCCTTGGTGCAAGGAGGGCGATTTTATTCTTGTCCGTCCCCACGCCGGTACACGTGTAAAGATTCATAGTCGTGAGTTCCGAATCATTAATGATGATGCGGTCGAAGCGGTGGTTCAAGATCCACGTGGCATATCCAGAGCCTAAAGGAGGCACAAATGAACGCAGAAGCCCAAAAAGCAGAAGATGAGTTCGATTTTGAAATCGAAGAAGAGCAGGAGACTGTAGAAGAGCCTGAACAGGAAGAACCTGAGTTAGAAGTTAAAGATGATACACCTGAAGAGGATCAGGGTCATTCTCCGATGCCTCAAGAGATTGTTGAAGAGCTTGAAGCCGATGAATTAGAAGACTACTCGGAAAAAGTAAAACAACGCTTGAAGCAAATGAAGAAGGTGTGGCATGACGAACGCCGTGAAAAAGAGAAGGCGAATCGTGAACAGCAAGAAGCTATTCGTATGGCACAGCAAGCAATGGAGGAGAATAAACGTCTCAAAGCTAGTTTGTCCAAAGGCGAAGAGACTCTTGCAGAGACCTATAAACAAGCCGCTGAGCTTGAGATGAAGAACGCTGAGCGTACCTATAAAGAAGCTCATGAGCTTGGAGATACTGACCAGATGTTAGCCGCACAACGTGAGTTAAGTGCGGCTAGTTATAAACTTCAACAAGCTCAAACGTTTAAACCAAGGTCTTTACAACAAGGTGAGGTTGATGTACAACCTGATACTAATGAATTTCAGGCTCCTAAGCCCGACGCCAGAACCCTTGCGTGGCAAGAGCGCAATACATGGTTTGGGCAGGACCAAGAGATGACCGCCCTTGCTTTAGGCTTACACCAAAAGCTAGAGCAAGAGCGAGGTGTTCAATTTATTGGCACCGATGACTACTGGCAGACCGTTGACACTACAATGCGTCGCCGGTTCCCTGATTACTTTGGGGAAGATGAAACGATTGACGGGGGCGGCAAGCCCGTCAAAAACGCAGAGAAGAAACCAGCCACGGTAGTTGCACCAGCATCCCGTAGCAGGTCTCCAAAAAAGATCGTGCTAACTAAATCGCAAGTCAATATTGCGAAGAAACTGGGATTAACACCCGAGCAATATGCTCGTGAACTGAAAAAGATGGGGGACTAATCATGGCTACACAAAATAAAGGTGCTTCTAACAACAGACTTGCACGCGAACTGGAAACAAGAACTACAACAGAACGCCCCAAGGCATGGCAACCCGCATCTGTTTTGCCAGAGCCAGACAAACAACCGGGTTATGCGTATCGTTGGGTTCGGGTGTCTCAGTTGAATCAGGCAGATCCACGTAACATGTCATCCAAGTTACGTCAGGGATGGGAGCCGGTTCGTATTGAAGAGCAACCCCAGTTCCAAACATTTGTGGACCCAGATAGTCGTTATAAAGACAATATCGAAGTCCAAGGTTTATTGCTCTGCAAGATGCCTAGTGAGTTTGTTGAACAACGTAAAGAGTATTACGAGACACAAAACAAAGCTCAAATAGAATCTGTAGACAATAACTTTATGCGAGAAAACGATCCTCGGATGCCCCTGTTTTCAGACAGGAAATCCAAGACATCGTTTGGCAGAGGCAACTAAATATTTTTAGGAGAAAATCTCATGGCTTATGGTCTACGGCCTATAAAGCGTGCTGACGGAATGCCATATGCTGGCGCTGTTACACACTATTTGTTTGACCCTGCTGGAGAGGCAACAAACATCTTTAACGGACAGCTTGTTGCTCTTGGGGCAGATGGTTATGTAACAATAGCTGGTGGTGACGGTTCAGACGCTACCACTCACAACCTAGGTGGCGCTAACGTTGGCGCTCTTGGCGTATTCGTTGGTTGTTCTTACACTAACGATGAAGGTCAAACCGTGCATGGACAGTATTATCCCTCTGGTAAATTAAACGGCGTAGCGTACGTTGTTGATGATCCAAATGTACTGTTTGAAGCTGATCTAGATGGAGCGGCTACTCAAACTATGATTGGTAATAATACCGATCTTACAGCAGGGATGGATGGAAATGCAGGTAGCACTTTGACGGGCAACTCAACTTCTGCTTTGGACGCTACTACTGGTACAGCTACTAAAGCATTTAAGATCGTTGCGTTGCGTCCAACAACTGGTGCCAATGCGGTGTTAGTCAAGATTAATTCTGACTACCATCACATGACACGTAACGTCGGCGTATAAGGAGTAATTAACGATGGCAATTTCACGCGCCCAGCTCCTTAAAGAGCTACTTCCCGGCTTGAACGCTCTGTTCGGTCTGGAATACCAAAAATATGGTGAAGAACACACAGAAATTTTTGAAACAGAAACTTCTGAGCGTTCTTTTGAAGAAGAAACCAAATTGTCAGGATTTGGGCAAGCTCCTGTAAAGGATGAAGGCTCTTCCATTTCATATGACAATGCACAAGAAGCATATACTGCCCGTTAT